CTCCTTGCATCATCTCAACTGCCTTTGGACGGTTCCCAATCAACCAATAGATACCTGCTGCACTAAAAGCAAGGAAGGCAAGTGGATAAGATAAACCTTTTACTAATTCAGTTAATGGATCAAATGCAGAAATAACTTTTTGAGAGACATCAACAGAGGTGTTTGTTGCAGCAAATGAAAATGTAGGCATAGTGTTTAGGATAAGAGGAAGAGCTGATCCAGCGGCAGCAAGGGGAACCCAATCTTGTTTAATTTTCTTTTCTTGACCTGTTAGAAACTCTTTAACTGTACCAACCGTTTGTATTTTCTTAGATGTAAACATGTGAATTCCCCCTAGTTAAATTCTGAAATAGTAAAGACCTGAACATCTAAACTCTTATTGAGCTTTTGAAGCTGCTTACGCCGATATTCTGTAGTGGTGATCCATACGAACTTAGGCAGAACTTTCCCAAAGGCTCCTACATCAATCAGCTTTTGATATTTTTGAATCTTAGCTTTGTTAGCATTCATCTTTTGTGTGTAGTCAACCTCGATGATGTATCGTTGTTCATCATAAGTAAATGTTGCATCACATATGACAGTAGCTATACCTTCAACGTAAAAGCGTATTTCATTTTTCCACGTTTCTGGTGACTGGTACCCTATATAAAGCGTATTTCTCATAATATAATGCTGGGCTGTGGTTGTTTTTTTATTCACTCGGCTTGCTCCAATTCTTTCACGACCTTCTTTTGATAAATAATAAACCGTTTCTCCTTCACGAAAGGAATTGAGATATTCACTCATCGATTTGAGAATCTTTTGCGCGTTCCTTTCTCCTCCTAGATCATGAAGGGCTTGAATCTGAGAACGACTAAGATAGCTCAGTTTCTTCAATGACAAGAGTATGTTTTCCACCCGCTGCTCCCTCTTCACTAATTGATTCATTCTCATCATCCTTTCGTGGTTTAATCACAATATGAGGAGTAATTACACAGTCAATATACTTGTTATCCATTAGAGGAACTTGCACCTTATGATTTGTCACTCCATCAATTACAAGAGCCCTACCAGGGTTCTCAAGCTTCTCAGCTCCCCACTTATCTAATACAGTTTGTGACTGTCTGCCTGAGCGTAGTTTGAAACAAACAACCTGATTGATATTAGATTTGATATCCTTGTTCATTACATCTGCGGTTGGATATTGGGTTGCGAATAACAGAATATAATTAAAACCTGCTCCTAGTCGTGCAATTTCAGAAAGGCGCATTTCACATTGGTGCCTTATTTTAATTTCATCGGATCTGTTTTTCTTAATAATAGGTGACAATTCAGCTGCTTCATCTATGACGATAAAGTGTTTTTGAGTTAACCCTAGCTCAGCTGCTGTTTCTACTCCGTTCTCTCTACAACGAGCTTCTAACTCCTTCATTTCTGCATAGATGCCGTCTAAAACGTCCACAGCATCTGTGACTTCATCCGCAAAAGCATGAGTTTGTTTTAAATTCTTAAATCGGTTCATTGAGACGCCGCCCTTTAAATCAATAAAAGAGAACTTTACATCATCTGGATACAGTCTTAACAGTGAAGTGATGACCATTTTCAAGAACTGTGTTTTCCCTTGTCTGGTCCCCCCTGCTATCGCCATATGTTCGCGACCTATTTTCCATTTCAACATCTTCTCCCCATTGTCTCCTAAAGGAATAACCCAGCTCTCACATCCTTCTAGAAACGGATCTTCAAACTCAATATTGCTTGGTATCCATTTATCAAACACCTTAAAGTGGAGCATGCCATCAAAGCTCATTTTAATTTTCTTGGCCACATCATTTTTATCAAAAAACATATGGTGCAAATCAGACCTAAACGTTTGCTGATTGTAATCACGATTTTTTAAATAAGACCACAACATTTTAATGCCTCTTGGATTGAAGGTGTATTCACGCTTCTTTATGTTTAAGCCATCTTCGAATTCATGGATATGCTCCTCGAATTTTTTAAAAGATAAACCATGTGGAATTTGGTACACGTATTCTGTAAATCTCTCCTCCTTTGTCTTACGATGGAGCCGAATTGAACTTCCACCTCTTTTTAAATTACAGGCATCAGCAACGGAAATAATTTTCTCGTGATCTTGCATTTTGCTGCTGCCTTTTTGCTTCACCTTTGCAGCTAAATAAATTCCTCCTACCACTGATGATGAAACTACTTCGAAAATCATACGCCTTCCCCACCTTTCGAAAGTATCTACATAGTAGATAGTCCCTGATAAAAAGAACTAAAAAATATCTTCTTAACCATTGGTATAAAAGGATTCTCTTATTCGTTCTGAAAGACTGCTTCCGAAAACTAATACGCACTTACTAAGCGAACATTTAAAGCGAATTTACAGCCGCCTTCAAAACGAATTATGTTTCGTATGTTAAATAGTATTAGGTATCGAATGTCCCATATTCCAAAATCTTTTAGAAAGTTTTTTAAAAGAGTTGTGAAAGTTTTGTATTAGAGTTGCGAAGGTTGGAGATTATAGGAATAGACTAAGCTTATGAAAGGGATGTTATAAATAATGGCTAAGACAAGGAGCTCATTAGGAAAGTGGTTAGATAAACGCGGAATAAGCCAAGAGTGGCTTGTAGAAAATGCGAGGGTGTCTAGGAATACAATTAGCTCCATTTGTTCTGGAAGACGCACTCCTACCACTCCAACACTGAGTAAACTTATGAAGGCTATTCGTAAAGTAGATCCTAATGCTAAAGTAGAAGATTTTTTTGACATATAACCCTCCTATCCAATTAGAAAGGAGGGTTATGTGTACTTCGTTTTAATGTCAAATGGTCCAATGGTAACTAGTATGATAATAATTCTCCGTTTTTCCATTGTATGTAAAAGAAGAACATTGCCACATATTAATTTTTTCTTCTTGTCCAATAAAATTCTTTTTAGTTACAAATTTAACATCATCATTTAAGTTATTATAAACATATTCTGAGATGCATATCTGACGTGGTGATTTAGCTAAATCACTAATTTTAACTGATTTATTTACAGCATTTCCTGCCCAAAATAAACCTTTATTATTTGAATCTCCACCAATACCTATTTTAGTACAAAGTACCTTGCCATCATCTAATCCGATTCCAAAATCAATCGCAGAATATTTTTTTAATGATTTATTGATCCCACTTTCTTCATCAATAATCATATATTTCATGTTCATAGCTGCTTTAACTGCTTGGCTTAAAGTTGTTTTCGTAGTTCCAGGAAAAAAAACCAACATGCTATCCCCATTGAAACTCCTTACATACCCTCCTAGAAAACCAGCAATTTTTACAATGGTATGAAAATAAGCCATATGAATCTTGGCTACAGTTGCCCTATTATGACTGTTTAATATTTTAGTAGATCCCCTCATATCAATATGCAATACAGTAGCTTCAAATCTCAAGCCTTTATTACCAAAAGTCAGTTTAGAATCAGCGATATCCGGTACATAAGATATGTCTTCTACTTCAAACTTGTTATCCATAATTTCATTAACTTTTTTTATAATGTCCTCTTTTCTCCCCATTTATAACCCTCTTCTTTATACAATTTCTGAAAATAATATAAATATTAGTAAACCAATTATAGTATACGGCAAACAACTCATAGTTTTCTCTAAGTAATTTGATTTCTGTTCCATTATCTTAGAGACCTCAAATACCTGTTCTAATACCTCTTTAGTAAGCTCCTTGTCTTCCATATCCTCAAATTTCTGTACAAAATTCGATTTCCCCATCTCAGCTATATGCCCATAGTACATCACTGACAAATGCTGAGGATTATAATGCATAGACTTTCTGGGTTTTAAAATAAATACAACAATTAAATACAATTGGTATGCCATATAAAAAATTAAAACTGCCCCAATCAAAAAGGTAATGCTTGATAGGATGATTTCTCCAAAACTATCCAATTCAAGCAAATTAACGAATTTAAGCCTTTTTGAGAACTCTACAAATATAGTAATTATAAATCCATATACTACAAATAAGGCTCCAGCTTTCTGATCCATAAATTTAATTAGATCCTGTATATTCTTAAGGCTCTCAAAGGCTGCTGTAGTTCTATCCATAATTCTCTCCTTTTTTCAAATTGTGAAAAATATGTATTTTATTATAAATGATAATAAACAAAAAGACCTAATGTTTTTAGGCCTTTTCGTTTATATATTCTTCTTCATCCCACAATTTGTACATTCGCGTAGAAACTTGCCGCCACTTACGCTACTTTTAAACTTTACGCTGCCGCAGTAATCGCACCGTCCAGAAATTTTGTCCGGTAAATCTTTGTATTCATAGATCTTATTCAAATCAATATTTGCGTACTTATCTTCTAACTTTTCCATTATTGATACCTCACATTCTTATCTATAATACCATTATAGACAAATAAAAAAGCCCCTACTCCGAAGAGCAGGAGCTTTAATCATTACTTATAGTACCAACCTTTTTTATCAAGGAATTGTTTCACCTTTACTAGTTCTAAACCTGCAACTGTAATAGTAGCTGATGGATTACCTGTTTTGTTCAAATTCAAATCTGCTTCAATCTTTTCGGATTTTAGAAAGGCACGAAACTCAGTTTCCATGTCTTTATTTAATCCACCTGTTGTTAAGGTAACAGGTACAGGTTCAACATCTTTCATTTGTACAAATCCACCTGGAACAGCCCATGCTGCATAGGTATAGCCATATACACTGAATACTGTATCTTTCTTCAATGTTTTGAAATTCTCAGCTAGGTTAGCATATTTGTAAACGCCAATGTCTTTTGATGCTTTCACTTGGATGGAATTTTTATCTCCTAGTGACACAACTTTAGGCAAGTCCTCTTCTTTTGGTTTCTCCAATATTTTGATTAACTCAGCTATCTTAGCAAGTGTTTTTTCACCAACAATGCCGTCTGATGTAAGTCCGTTCGCTTTCTGGAATGCTTTTACTACAGAAACAGTTTCATCACCGTAGGAGCCGTCTGCACCATGCTCAGGAAACTCAAATTTTAACTTAATCAAGTTTTGCTGAAGTTCTTTTACATTAAGACCACTATCCCCTTTTTGCATTTGTGAAGGTGGATTTGCATCACCTACATATGAAACACCCGTATCAATAGCTTTAAAGAAATCAGCAGCCATAGTGTTTAAATCTACGTTTCCTGTGATTCCTTTAACTTTTCCCTTGTCCGTATATTGATACATAGCCCATTTACTCCAAATTGAAGAGCTACCTGGATTATCTTTCCCATTATATCTGGCAATCCACAATGGATATCTAGCTAATTTTTGGCTTGTGAAATTAGGTAAGAAGCCCATCATCGTGTAAAGAATAGGAGTGATTCCCGTTTTCTTCTCCATATACTCCAGCCACTCCAAAGCAAATGAAGTAATTCTAGTCTTACTCTGACCCTTATCATTTTCTAAATCTAAGCAATGAGGCATATCAGGCTTCATATCAGCGAGCTTCTTTAAAAAGAAGTCTACCTCTTTCTTAGGGTCATTCGTTACGTGTGAGAAGCAATAGAAGCCTACTCTCAAGCCGGCGTTCTTAGCTCCTAAGTAATTTTTATAAGCTCTCTTATCAAGAAAAGTAGTGCCTTCAGTTAGCTTCAGATATACGCCTTTCACTCCACTTTCAGCTACCTGTTTCCAGTTCACATCCCCTTGATGATTAGATACATCAATTACAAAAATATCATTTGAACTTTTGCTTTGCATAACGTTTCATCCCCTTATATTAAGTTTTTATATAAAAAAAGCCACTCTATAAAGAGTGATCTGGACTATTTCTTTTGAGATTTCTTTTTACGTATTAGCTGTTTGAAATACATCGATACGTGAGTGTTTTTCCACACGGCATAGATATTAACAGCAAGTGCTGCAAAGGCTGATACAACGATTACAAAAGCATTAATACTTTCAGTCGTAAACCAATCAAAGCTCACTCCAATTGTTCCAAAGAAAAATAAAAGGGCGGTTAAGAACCCGCCCAGTAATGTGAAGATATCTTTTTTCATTTTCAGCTTCCTCCCTTGAATACTGTAAAAACAATCGCAATACTACCACCAATTAAACCTGTAGAGACAGCTACAATAATTGCATTTGTAATAGTCCGTTTAAGCCAAGTTGTATTTTCATTAATGCTGTTTAGCATGTTTTCAATGGCTTGTATCCTTCCATCATGTCGCGTGGTAATCTGTTTTAATTCCTGTACTTCTTTTTGCAATGCCTTAATATCAGTTTTCATTTCGACTATCTCTTTCTGTGTTGTGTCCATTGGTTGAGCCTCCGTCGTTTGTGACATCTTCCTCACCCCTTTTATAAAATAAAAAACACACCTACGTATCTGTAATGTAGGTGTGTTTTGATTTTACTTATAAACATATTTCTTAATATTTTCTTTCCAAATCTTATAACCTTCACCTTTAAGGTGAATACCATCTATAGTAAGTTGACTCTTTAATTGATTGCCTGTGGATACTTTAGAATACAAATCAATATATTTATAGTTATACTCATTAGCGAATTTTCGCAGGTGATCATTCAGTTTTAATACATCGTCATTATTAACAACCTTACCTATAATTTCATTATTTACAGGTAAGACACTTTGAATGTAGACCTCTGTATTAGGTGTTTGTTCATGTATACTTTTTAAAATTTCCGAGTAGTTTTTAACTATACCACTTACTTTTTGGTTTGTTCTTAAATCGTTAATCCCAATCATCAAGAAAATTTTGTTTGGTTTGGCTTTCGTAATATCATCTAAACGGTGTAAAACACCTTCTGTTGTATCACTTTCAATTCCTCTGTTAATGATCTTATTTGAGTTAAACATTTCATTCCAGGAAGAACGCTGAGTAAGACTGTCTCCTAAAAATACGATAGAGTTTTCAGGAATATTCAATTGTTTAAATAGCCCTGTTCTTCCTACATATTGAGGGTTTTGATCATAAGGTTGATCATAAGGGATATGAAGTACAGACTTCACATAATTTATGCCACCTTGCTTTTGAATAAATAGTGTTAGGACTCCTAGAAGCAATATATTTATAATTATGGATAGTAAAAGTATAGCTTTGACTTTTTTGTTTAACAAAATAACCCCTCAATTCTTACTAATTTCACTTATCACGTTCAACCCAGTCTTTTCCAACTGTATTTCCAGTACCGTCACTTTTCCTTACATATTCTTTAGTGTTTTCACCAGAAGTAATATGCACTACATCACCTTTTTCATATCCACCACTAGTGTTGAAACTACTTACAGCAAAGTTTCTCTGACCTCCTTCGATCCAGTAATATTTGTTGTCGTTAAATCGGCGAACAATTGGGATAACAGGTGATATCGGAAAGTAATCGCGCGCGCTAAAAGTTTTATCCTCTATAAAAAAGTTCTTTGCATAAATACTTGCGCCTTCTTTAATCGTACCAATTCCATAAAACTTCCTTAAAGTTGGCGTACCTTGTATTGAATTACCCCTAACCTTAAAATTATTAAACTCAACGTTAGATGTTCCTCCGAGTCCTAATATAGAATAATTTTGTGCACTGTTCTGGTCAAACGAACTGTGTACGATAGAGGAGTTTCTAATAGTAATATTAGAATTACCTCCTATATAGAAAAAGGAGCCGAAATTCTCGTTAGGAACATATCCTTCGAAATGCACGCTGTTTAAATCTAAATTACTTTCACTGACTACTACGCCTTTTCCGTATAAGCCATGCTCAACATTTAATTGGTTGACAGATCCTTCATCAAATCCTCTTAAAACAAAACCATAAGGAGCCTTTAGTTTTGTCTTTTGCTCATAGTTATTCCAATTGACAGCATAGATATTAGAAATTACATTTCCTGTGTTTCCATTACCACTTAAATAAAAAGCTGAATGGCTAAAACGAGCTATTCTTATGTCTCTAAAAGATGATGAGTACACATGCACATTGTCATTTTCATTTAAATAAACTCCACTACTTACATTTTGAATAATCAAACGTTCAAAGACAGAACCATCTCTTAAACCTTTATCTATATAAACACCAGCACCGTCACTAATAGATTTATCTACTTGCGGTACCGATGAGTGTCCTATATAAATATCAGCAATATAAGGGACCCCACTAGTTATGATAACAGGCTTATTGGGATCTTGTTGAGTAATTTTTGTTCTACCTACTCCACTACCAGTTAATCTTATATCGTCTCGTTTTAATGGTTCGTTAATAATAAAATTACCTTCAGGTAAATCAAACTTCCTATTACTTTCAGACAATTGATTAAGAACACAAAAATCGACCTCTAAATTTTTCCAATCAATACTTGTGTTATTATTCAGATATTTTTCTAAAAAGGGATATGTTTTAATAGCATCCTCTTTAGTTGAAAACTCCTTGGATAGTGGATGGCTTTTCCCATCTGCGTAGGCCCTAGACAATATTTCATCGGTGTTATCAAGTTTCATGATTATATACAAGCCCACAACGATAATCATTAGAACAATCAAAAGTAACGACCATTTCTTCAACGAGCTCTTCCTCCTTCGGAAAAGTTTTAAATAGATAGTAACATAATATGACAGGTTATAGGATAAAGGGACAACTAAAATTAACAATTTTAAACAAATTTTCATTAATTATTTAAAATTTTATAGATAACCTTTTAACCTACTGTTACACTATACTAAAAAACTAGTTCCATAGGAGGATTTATCTTGTAATGAGAGACATACGTATCAAAAAGCCAAAAATCACTGTAGAAGGCTTGTTTCTGTCATTATTATTGTTTTTCAGTACGTTCGGACAACGAATTGTTATTCCTTTAGGCGGTCAGCAGATAGCTCTTATATTTCCTATAGCTTTTGCAGCTTTCATGATAATGCTGTTTTCCAAGAAATTTTCTGTATATACAATACGCCTTTTTTTATTTACTTTATTCTGGATATTTGCTTTAAGCTTTTTGCTTTTTCAAAAAGCATATTCAGCTACTTCAATTCTTTTTCTTTTAATGCTTTATTTACCTTTCCTTTTCAAGTTTGAACTTGAAGACGAATTAAAAATCAAGTATCTAAAAAGGTTTCAAAACATTGTCTTATTTACTGCCTTTTTTGGTATTTTTCAATTTGCTTCTCAAGCAGCCGGGATGACGTTTACTGATCCATTGTCTGTTCTTCCCTCTAATTTGATTCAATTAGGATATAATACTACATACCCTATAACATATGGATCTCCTATTTCAAAACCAAATGGCGGTTTTTATTTAGAGCCATCCTTATTTTCTCAATTTTTAGCTGTAAGTATTATTATTGAAATTTTGTTCTTTAAGAGATGGACTAGAATATTTATTCTTTTTGTAGCTATCGTGACTTCGTTTTCTGGAACTGGTTTAACAATAATAGTGATTTTAGGTATACCTTTACTATTCAAATTGAAACCTAAACAAGCTGTGGCTGTTATTATAGCAGGTGCCCTAGTAGCAATAGTGTTTTTCAATTCGGAATACGGATCTGTAACAAGTGGTCGGGCAGATGAATATAACTCTCAAAACTCGAGCTTTTCCATTCGTTTTATTAATCCATTTAAAACTATCTTTTTAGATGATCAAAAAGATGTGTTAATCGGTCATGGCCCTGGTCAAACTGAACGTACACAATTTCCATTTGAGGCGAATTTCACAGCAATACCTAAACTCTGGTATGAATATGGTTTTTTCCCTATGATTATTTTCATGCTGTTTCTAATGCATTGTATCTTTTCTAGAAATATAACTATTTTAGCAGCTGCTATTTTCATAATGTACACTTTCTTATCAGGAAGCTTGCTTCAACCACAAACAATATATTTTACTTATTTTATGCTAATTATCTCTAATTTCACTCTTACAGAAGAATTAGCACAAAAAATACAACCCGCAAGAAAGACGAAACGCAAAAGAAGAAAAGTAAGACTCGTACTTAGATAAGTGCGAGTCTTTTTTTATAATAAACTAACCTTTTAATACGCTAGTCCAACCTTGTGCATCAAGAACAGACTTAAACTTATCAGCTAGCTTTTTTAAACCAGAAGCTTTAAGGTGATACCCGTCAGACTGATAATCAGCAGCTACAAGTGAAACGGTTGAAAAATCACAAAATAAAACATTCTTGTTTGTGGCTATGTTCTTAATTAATGTTCTCTTGCTTGCATATTTTGTATTGTCATCAGGTGAAGTTGTAGTGTGAATGTTACATAAAATAATTCTAGATACACCAGCAGCTTTTAGCTGATCAATCATAAACTCTAAGTTAGCTTGTGTAGTAGCATCAGCAATGGTCTGTCTAGCATCATTTGTTCCCCCATAAATACTAGCAACTGTAGGGATACCTCTCTTTGTCATAGAAGAAAACCTTGCCAGCATTTGAGCTGTTGTTTCCCCATGAACGCCAAAGTTACGAGCTCTGCACTTTCCACCAACTAATAATTGCACCTGATAAGGATAGGCATCTGTCTTAGGGATAAATAAAATATTATCAGAATTAGTAAAGCTATCACCCATGAAACAAATATACTTATATTCAGGCGTTTTCGGAATGCTACTCATATTATTGACCTCCTACTACGATGTAGCAGCCAGTTGCTGAGGCAGATACCTTAATCCCACCGTAAAACATAACAGGCCCTTGAATACTTCTTATATCATTTGCAGGCACAGGAAAAGGCCCAACCACTGCTCGACTATTTCCATCTTTTATTGTGACATTTATAGGACTACTAGTTGTATTTGTAACAGTAGCGTTTATCATCCAAACATCAACGTTAAATATTGTTTTTTCCCCAGTATCAATATTAACTGGTTGTCCCCTAGAATCATCGAACATATGATGATAATCAATGGCAGAACGAGCAAAGACTTGTGCACCATTTGCGTCATCAACTAAAAAACCTTGGATACTAACCACATTCGAATCAACTTTCGTAAGCGTTAATACGTGTTCTCCTGGTGGCAAATCTGTTGCAATCATATAAGGAATATTATAAGCATCTACTTCCGCATCACCTGTATTCAGCGTGTCATATGCTACCCCATCTATATCAATAGACAACTTCCCATTAGCAACTGCTCTTTGAATTAATATTCCTACCCTTGTTCCAGTGAAAGGGAATTTAATTTGTGCCCCCGCCGTATTTCCATATAGATGAGTTAACCCATCAAGTTGTTTCGGCAACCTATTAAAAGCGAAGTTTGTTGCTGAATATCTCCCCGGTTTAGGTGGAATTAACACTAGATTATATGCCTTTTGTTCTTGAGCATTAAACTCACTGCCAGGTGGTATAATTGCCATTCCCATTATGATACCGCCTTTCCTTTTGAATTTATGTTACCACCAGAAATAGCCGTAACTTTGGCACGGATTTGATACAGCCCTTCAATCTCAAATTTCCATGTTTCATTAGTAGTAGTAACTTCACTGGACATATTATAATCCCTTACACGAACACCTTGGAGAGGTTCCCAATTCTCGCCATCCATCGTAAATTCATATAAAATTGTTCTACTTGTAGAAGTGCCTGAAATACGCTGAGTAAGCGTCTTGAATGAACCTACTGTAAAAGGTTCTCCATCATTAGGACTTTGCATTGCATCTTGTAACACCACATCTCTAACTTCACTAATCGGCTGAACATATAAGCCTGTTTCTCCCTCTAATAAAACAGGCTCTCCATCACTTTTACGAAAGAACTGCGGTAGTAATTGTCTTATTCCACTTATTTTTGTATAAAAGGAACCTGTATCTTTATCCTTGAAAACCATAAAATATCACTCCTTTAGGCATAAAAAAAACGCCTTTTAGCGTTTAGTTATACTTGATATTCTTCATTTGCAATTTCTTGGTACTCAACTGGAGTAATCTTATTTTTCTCCACAGCTTGTTTTACTTGTTCCTTTGTCCAAAAATCCCTCTCATAAAATCCTTTCAGCATATTAAACCAGTCCACTAAAGAACACCTTCCATCATTAATTGATAAATCAAATCAGCTTGTTGCTCCTGTAACTGTTCAATTTCTGTTTTAGGTGGTGGAACATTTAAAGAATCAATATATTCTTGAGTAGCCCCCTCTACCCAATCTAAACTGTTTTGATCCCACTTTTTCATTATTAAATTCGTAGGAGGCTGTAACTCAATATAGTTTTCAGGCATAGGGGAGTCTACAGACGTATCGTCCCAAAAAACATCTTCGACATATAAATTATTTTCATCAATTTTGTACACCCTACGCATTTTTACCCCTCCACTTTGAAAGTAATATCATACCGAACAAAACTAGTCGGATTAGGGCTAGAAGCTGCCATTAGAATAACATTCCCATTCGAACTGTCGATTTTTATATTAGCCATATACATACCCGTCGGATCATTTATTGTAACAAAGTATTGATCTCTTGAAGGCCTAAGTCCTGCTGGAAGGTTAAAGACCGTTCGCGCTACAGACCCACCAGAAGAAGCTCCTCTTATAAACACATTGTTTTGAGCATCCTTGGCATATTCAACATGGGTAGCAGCATCATAATGAGTAAATCCATTTAACAAAGTAGCATCATACCAAGCGAATGGAGTATTAGATGCAATGACAATCCCGTCCGTATCAGATGTTGGAGGGTTTATCTTCATACGTAAGTTATTCTTACTATCTACCCATAAATAATAACCGCCTATTCGTAGTAGTGAACCACTACTCCACCCACCACTAAAATAAGCTCCACCAGAAGGAACAAAAAGTTTTGTGTCAGCATTATACTTTGCGTAAAGTATCCCATTACGTTCAATGTTTAGGCTTCCATCAGATTGAGGACGTATTGCCCACTTGTAATACTTACTGTCCTTTTGATAAGTCACGTTAACGGTAGGATTTTCTCCTACTGCATTGAGCATAGGCACCATATTAATAACGCTATCTGCTGCATTTGTAACTTTGTTAGCTGGATAGCCATTCTCATAAGCTCCATATAAATTTAATCCTAAAAACCCTGACTCCACTTCAATAGGGAAGCGAGTATTATAAACAAAGGCCCCTAGATTACCTTGGAAGGAAATATTAGATGACTTACTATCTGCATATAAGAATGGGAAAGATGTATCTCCACCTGATACAAACCATTCCACCTCTGAAGCTACAAAATGCACAGAATTTGATTTAATAGCACGGATACCATAATAAGGCGTATCAGATGATGATCCAATTGGTATAGCGAAATTACAAAGTACAAAATTCACATTTGCACATCCGTTTAACACTATGAAATCTGTCTTGTAAATAGATTCCCATTTACACGATGTAAATTTAATTTCATTAACGGTTTCATAGCCATTAGGACCACTGTTTAATTTGATAGCTGGTCTGTTAAAAGTTTCCCATCTACACCCATTAAAATGAATCTCATTTGTATTGTCTCCTGATCCATAATTCAACATGAATAATGGTTTAGTTAAATCAGTTCCTGCAGAATAATCAAACACACACTTGTCAACCCAAGAATCATAAACTTGGTCATAATATACAAACTCACCTGTAAATTTAAGAAACCTACACTTGCTTAGGAGAATTTTGTATCCACCTTTAACATATAGAGCTTTATCAGCTATTTCTAATCCATTGAAAGTAAGATTTTCGAACCAAATATTAGCTACTACGGTGGAACCTTCAGAACGATATTGACCTTTAGCCTCAAAGAGAGTACCTGTATAACCTGTTTTAGGTTGAATATTTGTCTTTGATACATTATTACCTATAAAGCCTACGTTTCCACCAATGCTTATCTTTGATCCGATGGTTACCGTGCCGGATAATTTTATAAGCCCTATTCCTTTAGCATTGGCATCCTGTAAGGCTTTAATAATAGCCGGTGCATCATCATCCACACCATTGGTTTTGGCGTTATATGGTGGAGTTTTAATATTAATAGCTTGCTGATCATACCATTCTTTTAAATCATTTAACCCCTGCGTTATTGTTGCAGGAAGCCACGAAACCTCTGAAACACTCCCAACCATTTGTTGCTCGGCATTTAGCCTTTCCCCAGCTGTAGTGTATACAACACCTGTAGCATCTGTCCTCATATCTACAACTTCACTTGGTTGAGGGTTAGAATTTATCAAATTCTCTACGCGTTGTATTTGAATCTCAGTTTGTTCAGTTACAGCATCTTTAAAAGTTTGAAATTGACTTTGAAATTCTTCTGTTAATTCCTCCGTTAATTTCTCGAATGTTATATAACCAACCCCGTACTTTTCAACGTCTTCTAAGGTTGGTGTAATTCTAATACGCTGCCAATCATCTGAAGGGAATTTTTCTATTGTTCCTTCTGAATAAGTAACAATAAACTCAATCCTCATGTCTCCTGATCCAGTAATATCTTCTTGGCTAAGTGAAAACGTAACTGTATATTGATCTGATACAACAGCCTGTTTCTCAACCACAACGCCTTGTTTACTAGCTATTTTCACTTCGACAGCGGCACCATTAAGGTTAACTAGTTCTCCATTTTCATTTCGAAAATTAAAACCAAGAGGTGTTCCATCCCCCTGTTTAATAACATTTCCACCAAATACTTGTTCAACTGAATTTCCCGCCTTATACACATTAACCACCTCCACACTATTTAACTTATCAGCCTAATTGCATTACTTCGCCTTGTGAATACTCTATAAATTTTCCTAGTTTGTACGTTTTTTGAGAAACGTCTAGCAAAGGACGCTCAACCTCAGTTACACGAGCTTCCAAATACAAAGGAGGCACATAATGTAAGTCTTTAATACGTAAGGTGTCAGCAAATAAAGCTTTCTCATGTTCCAGACCAAGTACGGAATCTAATGTGACTTGTTCGACTTCATATTCAATAGCTCCCATAATTCTCTTGTTTAATTCAATTTGACCAAGTAAGGTCAGCTTAGCTATGGTCATGTCCTGATCACTGGATTCAGGTTCGTAAATGGCTACTAAATGTTTTCCGTCATTACGACACCACCGTTGCCTAGCAGCTTCATTTTCTACAGTTACTGTTAAGCGTGTCCCATCCTCTTTCTCAGGTCCAATACAGACTAGAGATGTAACTAAATCATCATATTTTACCTTGCGACGGATGCCAGATAGATCTTTTCCGAAGGTAATCTCTTTCCCATTGAATTTACCAAGGCTTGTTACAAGGTCTACGTATCGTTTTACAATCTTATTTCCGTCAATTTCAATTCGAAAAGAGATTTCACAACCAAACGTTTCTTTCACTTGTAAAATAGCATCGTAGGCATTCATATACTCAAATGTAATTTGGCGTATACCTGCATAGTCAGTATTCCCTAACTCCCATTCAGTTCCACTTAAAACCCAGTTTGCTGCAGTGTTTACTGTTTGACCTGTTAAGGTCTTAGGAGAAATAATTTTTTGTTTTTTTAAATCTAAAAAAGATGCTGAACAATACGCAATTACGCTGTCAGCATCTTTATCGAATTCATTCATAATAAATTCACGGTAACCTGTTTTATCATCAGGAATTACTACTCTGTTACGTCCTATAATGTATTGGGCTTTTTCGTCATTTGCAGGCCACTCAAAGCGAAAAGTCTCTTCTAAGTCCATATTTCGTAAATGAACTGCATCTTCTAATTTATTTTCTAAAAAAGCAACAATATTATCAGTTTTATAATCTAATAAATGAATCATTTATATCGTTCCCTCCAAGTTGCTTTTGTGGGCAAAGGTGGGCTAGTAGAAATAGTGTTTATCCCTCTATTCAGCTTGAAGAATTCTCCACTAAAAGCCTTTAAGTCCATTCGAGGCTCACCGTTAATTAGAATGACTTGGCTTTTATGATCGAACGTTACAAGGTCTCCAGCTTTGACGATATAAGGAATTTGATTTTCTGTTAATAAATTGAGCTTCCATACTTTCACATCATATGCACGTAGCGAAGCAACTTTTCTTGTTCCGTATTGAGCCATATAGATACCAACTTGGGCTGGATTTCTTGTGAATTGCTGCTCTGTGTCATAATACTCAACAAACGAACGCGCAACATGTTTCCCTGTATCTCTATTAATAACGGTCACGTATGCAGTCCAACGATTACGTGTGCGTTCAATTCTCAGCATTCCGTAAAAGTTCCAAAAAGTCGCTTCCTTATCTCCATGAGTACTAATTAAATCTTTAAACCCCTGGTCACCGCCACCTGTACGTAGTGTTGCATATATACGCTTTCCAGATGAATCAACATCTTTTATTGTCATCATACAAACGGGAAGGTTGCTTTCATCCAATAGATAAAATTCAACCTTTCCGAATTTGTCTTCACCTGTATTTACTAACTCCACGATGGTTTCGATGCGAAAATCAGTTAATGTTTGACCAATTGATTTTTTATAAAAAGGACCATGCCACGTATCATTCATGCTTCCGAAATCTCCAGGGATAAAGCGACCATTATCTACTTTCATATTTCCTGTGGCTAGACCATCTATATGAACGGAACCTTCTGTTTTAGCCCAACCTGTGAGAGATGAAAGAGAATCGCTAAGTGCTATTTCCTCACGGTTTGCGGCATAATCCTCAATATTTACAACTCGTCCAATTCGATTCATCAAGTCTCCATTAGAGATATCAATGTTTGTATAGTCAGCGTCAACTTCTATCTCGAAAGTTGGAAGCGCCTCAACATTTCCTTCATTACGCGCTATGACCGTACCTGAATCAGACCTTTGAACTTTCGTTACCCCGTATTTGTATGGATCTGGACAGATAAACGTCAAAGTCCCTTTCCCTCTGTTTACAAGCTCTTCTAAATCAAGTTCTCCATCTATTATTGCAAAATATGAGCGATCTGGTTCATCGTCAAAAGTTAATTCTTCGACTGACTCTGTGATGAGCCAGTCAGCTAAATCTTCTTTTACTTTTTGTAAATCAGCAATATCTTCTGCTTTGATGCGGACTGGAACCTCTAACGTTCGTATATCGACGTCTGTATTTTTATGATAGGCACCCGGTCTATTTGGTACTGTAAGAAGGTTTCTCTTCACAGGAGCCCATGCAGGGCGTTTCCTACCCCGCAAGACTGTTAGGTAATCTCTTCTTTGCTTATTAAACGTAAAGTTTGAATCCATTCTTTACCCCCTCTCTTTTTGAAAACTAGTTTTCTGACGCTTATCCCGTTCCTGATATTCAGTCGTGTATCTATAGCTTCCTTTTGCAAGCTCTTTTCCATCAAGCTCAGTATGGTTGTGAACCACTACTTCAATAACTTGACCTGAGTTACCTTGAAGCTTTAAGCCTTCAGGAGAGACTTTATTAGACATATTTGTCATAGCGCTTTGAACGTTTGAGAAACTGCTAGCTCCAGCCGTTTGAGGCTGAGGGTTCAACAATCCATTCATGTCAAATCCAAGCTTTCCCCCAGCATATAGGAGAAGTTGAATAGCACGTTCTTTGAATTGTTCTAAAGGAATGATGACTTCTTTCTTGCCACCTTCCCCTACACGAGCAATTTGATCACGGTCAATGACGCCACCTTTTGCGTACCAGTTATGTTTTCTCCACCAACTTAAAGCCCCGCCAATGCTCTTATAACGATCTTTGATATATTTAATTCCCCAATAGATATTGTTAACAGGGTTAAATGGATCACCTTTGTAGTTGAAGTGTTTCAACTGCATAAGACCTTTTGCTGTACCGTCAGATGTAGGAGCACCGACTGCCCTTGGATTACCAGTTGATTCTTTGTTGATGATCCATGCTAGGCCATTTTTCCATTCAGAACCGGATACACCACGCATTTTCATAGCTTGGTCAATCCAGTTTGAAAGCTTACCACTTATAGGGCCACTATAACCGCCGCCACTTTGACCTGCTGGTGGGAAGAAGTCTGCGTGTACATGGTCAGTATGGGGATTGACACCAGAATATTTACGCCACGCTTTGCCCATGCCTGGGCCCGCAATTCGTCTATTGTAGATAACGTATTGTAAGTTAGTGGCTGTTTTACGTAAATAATCAGCAATCTTGGACATAGTAGAGCCTGAACCGCCGATGTCAAACGCCCTTCCATATGCGTGCATTGATTTAGAAGAACCGCCCCTTACGTTCCTGTTGTTATATGCACCCATAAAATGAGTAGGCCCAAACATATCTTTTACTCGGTTGTACCAGGTTTCAACATATGTTCTCATACCACCATAACCACTACCTGGTCCTACTTTTCCTGAATCTCCATCATCGCCGAATGAAGGCATAAACTCGTCCATTTTAGACTTAATAAAGCCTACGGCTCCATCTTTAATTTTCGATACACCTGACTTAGCAAGTTCTCCCATCATTCCACCCACATCAGGCAGCTTTAGATTCAATGAATCAAAGACCTTTTTCATGAGCTTGCCTGGATCAGATGCATAAGACCACACATCACCAATTACGTCTGATACTTTATCTTTTGCTTTTCCTGCAACCTCTTTGGTTTTATGAGCAGCATCTTCAGCTTTAGTTTGCACCCACTCTTTAGCCTTTTTAGCTCCATTAGCAAGTCTATTTGTCCCTTTCTTATATGCTGCAACGGATGAAAAGAATTGCTTGGTTTGCTTTCCACTTAAAACTTCTGTCCCTTTTGGCATGTTCGGGATAAGAGTTGTTTTATTCGGACTTAGGTAGGTGCTTCCATTAGGTAAACGAATTAATTCTTCTTCTCCACCGTCACCTACAAAAGCAGGTCCATCTTGTGGATGTCCACCAGTTCCTTTTTTATAACCTGGGATATTCAACTCAGGGATCAAGTTATCTTTATCAACGCCAATCTTTTTCAAGACAACATTAATACCTTTTTGAGTAATAGTGTTGACTACCGTTTCAAGCCCACCAGCTAGTTTTTTGCCAATAGCATCAACACCAGACTTTACTTTGCCAGCCATCGCTTTGATTCCATCACCTATACGACCTGGTAACTTCTTAGCAGCTGATACGATATCATCAAAGATCCCCGTTACTTTGGATTTGATGTTATTGAAAATATTTGTGGTTTGGGACTTCACTGCGTTCCAAGCATTCACCACACCACTTTTAATGTTATTAACTGAGGTAGTAATACGAGATTTGATGTTATCCCACAATGAAATTAAGAAGCTTTTAATTGCATTGAAAATGGATGTAGTATTGCTCTGAATATTGTTCCAAGCTGTTTTAACCTTGTTGTAAATAGCTGTGGCTGTATCTTGAACAAATGATTTAATCGAATTCCATACCGTGGTTAAGAACGACTTAATATCATTAAAAATGTTGGTAGTGCTTGTTTTAAGTGAATTCCATTTGTCTTTAACATAATTAAAAACTGCACTAGCAGCGTTATTAACTACGCTCTTAATTCCATCCCAGACGCTTGATAAGAAGGATTTCACTGCATTAAAAACAGTAGTTGTGTTAGATTTTGTATTTTCCCAACTTTGTTTAACTGAGTTGAAAATTGCACTTGTCACTGTGGTAAAAATAGATTTAATCCCGTCCCAGACTGTCGAGAAGAAACTTTTAATTCCGTTAAATACCGTGGAAGTTAAGCTTTTCAAATCATTCCATTGTTGATTTACATTGGTCACAATTGCATTCACGACTGTACTTACAATGCTTTTTATACCGTCCCAGACTGAACTAAAGAAGGATTTCACTGCATTAAAGGTAGTAGTGGTCATGCTCTTGAATTGATTCCACTGATTTCTTACGTCTTCAACCATCGCATTAACTACAATGCTTGTAATAAGTTTAATTCCATTCCATGTATCAGAAAGGAATTTTGTTACTGCGTTGAATGCTGTTATTGTGGCGTTTTTGATTGCATCCCAATTCTTCACAACAGCATATACTGCTAACCCAATTGGTCCACCTAGAGCTGCAAGTAATAATGGTCCCCATTCTTTAAAGAATGAGATAACCGAATTAAATGCTGTGATGGTAGCTGCTTTAATTTGATCCCAGTACTTAACGACTGCATAAACAGCCCAACCTATAGGACCCGTAATAGTTGCGAGGACTTCCGGCCAGTTGTTTTTCAAGAAACCTAAAACAGCTGAAGCCCCTGTTTTAAATGCATCGAATAATTTATTTACAAAATTACGAAACGTCTCTGATTTTTTATAAGCAATTACAAAAGCCACTCCTAGTCCAACAATAGCTGCAATAATTAAGCCAATAGGGTTTGCCATCATACTTAAATTGAGGGCATTTTGTGCTACTGTAGCAATTGCGAGAATACCTTGTAATCCCCCGCCTGCTACTGTGTAGGCAATCATCGCTGCTCTTGAAATCCCCATAATGGCTACTGATGCTTTTTGAATAAGGTTCCACGCTTTTACGGCTGCTGCTACTCCTAAAACGGTTGCTTTGTAGGTAACAAATGCTGCTGTTAGACCTGCAATAACAGGCAAAAATCCTTCCCACTCTACAAATGCATCTACGACACTGGCAATCTTTTCTGCAACAGGTTGAATCACGCCACTAATTTTATTTATTCCTACAGCGATTTTGTCTCCAATGGATTGCCAAAAAGAAGCCATGTTCTGAGCATCGCTTCCAACCATTTTATTCAGTAATTTTGTGACCTCGCCGCCTATCATTTGAAAGGCTTTAACAAAAGGAGCTGCGATTGTAGTTCCTGCTTCTTGCAAGGTCCGCCACAAGCTCATAACAGCTGAACGCAGGTTTTCAGAGTTCTTCCACAGCTTAATGAATGTACCACCAACTAAGACTAAGGCACCTGAAACTACTGTAGCTGCTCCTGCAATTCGTAAGAAACCAAGAACGAATGGTTTAATGATTAAGAACGTAGCAGAAAAGGCTGCCTTCATACCGTTAGCTCGGCCAATCCCGATAGCCATAGGCGCTAGAATTAAGGAGATTGCGTTAAATAAATACAAAAACATCCCTGCTGATGCAGTAATGCTAGGATTTAATTCATTTAACTTATTAACAAATTCTCCTATAGCCGTTGCACCGTCTACTACTTTAGCGGCTATTTTTCCCCAAATATCTATGAACGGTTGTAATGCTTGTAACCAGGTGGATTTTGCTTTTTCAAGTGAAATACCTAAAGGTGTTAAGCTATTTTCAAGCTCTTTGATCTTTTGAGACGTTTCTTTTTGTAGTCCTTCTAACTCTGTTAGTGCTTCCTTACGAGCTAGAGCATGTTTTTCTTTCCACAGTGCAACATACTTGTTTAATTCAGAATCAGACATTTTAGTAAGTGCTTGGATTTGACCAGCTGCTTCCGGTCCCATTTTCCTGAGAGAAGCAAGCAACCCCTCGTCAATTCCTCGTTTAGCTAAACTATCAATGTTTGAAGCCCAATTCTTCATCACATCGACTTGGCCTTGTAGATTTTTCATCAAGGTTTCAGGTTTTGTTTTCTCTATTTCTGCCTTTTCGAATAATCCCCAAGTATCCACAATTTCTTGTGTACGATCTTCTACCGCTTTTTGATAATCTAATAGCAATTGACCACGTTGTTCAAAGACATCTGCCACTTCAGGACCTTTAGCCGCATTGAACATCGCTGCTGTAAAACCAGCTAAAGCAATCCCTACTCCTATAGCAACTTGATTCATACGCATTAAACCCTGATTGATCAACATAATGCGGTCATTTAGGTCTTTCATGCTGGCATTACGCCCTAACATGTTTAATGCGATATTAGCTGCAGTTCCTTGCTTGCCCATGTTTTCAAGACGATTTCCAATACCTAAAAAGAACTTGTCTATTCGCTGAAAATGACTGACTTCAGGAAGAATATCCATCATCTTTTTAGATTGATTACTCCTTGCATTCATCAAATCAATTGAACGAATAAACTTGTCTTTATAGGCTTCCATAGCGAGTGCTGCTTGATTCGCCGTATCAGATGTATTTATACCAAGCTCGTTAATCATCCTTTGATAAGCTTGACCGCCTCTAGAAGCTGCGTACATCGCTTTATTTACATCAGCCAACTTCCTCTCTACAACACGCATACCAGCCTCATAAGAGCCAAAATCACCAGCATCACGAAGAGCTTCAAGTTTGCGCTTAGAGTCTTCTAATTCTTGTTTAAACTGACCAAGACGATGAGTTGTTTCTTCTGTAGAAATTTTAACGGTACCATTTCTATTAAGCCCTAAAATAGCTAACTGCGTTTCCTTTGTAGAATCGCCTAAATCCTGAATAATTTTGATTGCAGATTTACCAGATTTCGTAACACTGGTGATTCTCTCTAATCCCACACTGGACTTAATAGCTGAATCAGCTAAAGCATCAAGCGACTTTGTTCCTTCTCGAGACATTTGACGCATTTGGCGACGCGATTCATTGAGTTCTCGTTGAAATGATTTAAGATGATCAGGAAGATTCTCTATTTGGCTAAAACGAAGGCGCTTTGTAGTAGATTGAAAATTTTGGAATTGACGCTCTGTTTGAGCAAGAGCTTCCCTCATATCTTCAAAAGGCTGTTCATCCCCCAGCTCATTGAGAGTATCGCGAACACGCTCTAACTCTTTCTCCATTTCTTTAAGACTCTTTTTACTGACCTGCCCAGTTGTTCTAAGACCATTTTGAACGCGATTTAGAGACGTTGTAATGCGTTGAAAGGTTTTACCCTCACCTAGCCCCTCGAAGTCGTCTTGAAGTCCAGCCAACGTTTGACGTGTGCTCTTTACACTGTTCGTTATTCCAATCAAAGGATCAAAGCGCTGCATCCGATTCGTAAAACGTCTCCCTTGAGATTCCATGCCTCTAAAGAAACCACCGATGGTTCTTCTTGCTTGTCTATCATCGGCTGTAATTTGAATGTTTGACTGCCCAACTGTAGACATGATTTACCTCCTTCCCTCCAAACTAAAAAAAGCCTGGATTACCCAGACTTTTTCCACCATGAACCTTTGACAAAGTTCTCTTCTTTTTGAACGATGTTTTCTTGTTGAGTTTCCATAGCTTTTTCATACGAGGAAGGAAGAATTTCTTCACTGCCTTTCCCTTTATTAAACAAGCCATCTACTAGCAACATAAGACTGCTTACACCTTCTGTAATACGAGAACGACTCTCTTCCCACTTCTCTTTTAGGGCTTGCTCATACTTTCTACGAATCCAATCAGGCGTATGCTCTAAGACATATTCCTCTGTGTAATTATAGTGAGAAGAAACAAACCCTATCTGAGTAATGACTTGATCAATAAAGCTTTCCCAGGTTAAGCTGTAGCCTCTTCCGTCGCTTCCTGTGGAGTATCCTCTTTCACTGGCTCCATCGGAACTTCCGGAAATGCTCTGTCGATCAATTCCTTGAAGTCCGGCAGCTCTTTGTTGAATAGCTTCTTCATTAACTGACGGACTTGAGTAAAAGTTTTTTCAAAATCTAGATTCTCGCCTAGAACGAGCAGAACATCTAATGATTCGTTAATGTCTAAAGCCAATGCTTCATCGTCTTCAATATCAAGAATGATTGAAAAGATGCGCATAACTTGCGCCTCTTGAATCGATTCTAAAATAACAGCGTATTTTTCAATCTGATCATATGAATCATCAATTAATACTTCACGAGCTTGGCTATAAATCTTAGCTCCGTCTACACCAAGAAACTTTACAATTTTAATAATCTTCAACATTGATAACTTAGGGACAGGGAGTTGTTCCCCATCCGAAAGGTTTACTACACCAAGATTTTTTTCAACGTCTAATGTTTTTAATTTTGCTTCTACACCCATTTGTAAGTCCTCCCTTAAATTGCTTGCTCGATTTCGTAATATACGTTTTCTTCTCTTGCTACACCATCTTCAGGGAAGGCTTGTAATTGGAATGGAAGAACACGTTTACCTTTGTTGAATGCTTGCTCTTTTGAATCTCCTGTTACTTTTGCTTTGCGAATAACTGCCATATATAGTGAGCCATCTTTCTTCTGGCTAATAAGTACATAACGTTTGAATGGAATATCTGTGACTGTTCCATATCCAATACGTTTTGAAGGTAACTCTGTTACTGGATACACTTGGTCAGATGTTGTATAAGCTTTGCTAACCCCTGTCTCTACATTGACAGTCGTACCATTTACGCTAGAGATTTTAATAAGTTCACTTGTACCTAGTTGTAACCATCCACCGGCTTTAAATGCTGGATTCGCAGTTGATAACGTGATAATACGAGCACCAGCTGCTAGAGCTCCACCAAGCACTTGACCTGTACCCACTGCTGCTGGTGTTTCGATAATAGAGCCCCCAGCTAACGCCAATTGACGGTTTTCAATGGTATTCTCAGCTAACTGTGTCTCTAATCCATGTGCAAAACTTGAGACATCTGTATCAGCAGCACCCATAACTTGGTCCACTTCAAAATCTTCCGTATCCCAACCACGAGTAATAGAAATCCCATCACTCGTTGCACCGAGGTCTTTCCATCCATCTTTTAATGCGTAAGGATCTGTTAAATCCATAACATCTGAAATCTTTGTTGGAGCAGCAACACTCATGTCAGCTACAACTAAACGACCTGGACCACCTACAAAATTCTTTGAATTAACTTTATAAATATCAGCCATTATTTCGTCACCTCTTCAAATTTCCAAGATTTTGAGTCTAACAATTGATCTGCTGTTTCCTCTGAAATATCAGAACCTACAGTAAGGGTTTGACCTTGCACAATATCGAAGGGCTTTCCATCCTTTCTTTCAGGTGGTAAGCGAAAAATAATAGCCCCATTGTTTTTATCAACGGGGCCTTTGCAGATAATTTTGCGTTCAGTTGTTTGTTTTGCCTTGCTTTCATTTTTTTCAGCCACTGAAATGACCTCCTATGCTTCTAAATGTTCTAATCGCATGTAACACCATGCTTCCGGCTTTTGTGTATCCTCATCTCGTGACGGGATGGGATTACCTTCCTTTTCACACCACTCAACACGTAATCCCTGTATAAAGGCTGCTTGAGCTTCTAACAGGTTGATACAATTAATAAGCTTGCTCATTGCTTCTGATTCTTCTGAAGCACGATAAATAAGCTGGATACGGCTAAACCCGACACCTCCAGCACTACGGACCAATAATCCTTCATTAATGTTTGATTGAAAGGTATTAGCGTCTATATGATAATCTGTTCGATCTTTAAAAAATCGACGGATAGGAGGAATAGGATCTACATACTTAATCATGAGTGCCTCCTATAAACCTAATGTCTTTTGGATTTGGACTTGCGCTACTCGATCCATTCTTTCACTAGCACGGTCTAATCCACGAGCCATAATGTTATATTTCTTTTCAAGGATTTCAGCATAACTAACACCTGAACCTGTTAACAGGATAGTTGTATCAGCACCCTCAATAAGCTCATGTACAACATCATTTTGAGTAGCTGTACGTGAACCCTTTCCTGTTTTGTCCTGTGCTGGAATGTCTGTAAGGTACCCAATGGAGTTAATATACAAGGACGTATCGATATGATTATCCTCTCGTACAATCTCCTTTGTTTCATCTGCCCACGCCATTCCAGCAGCAGTTACAGCATTTCCCCTAGCCTCTTTTAGCTTTTCGGGAGACAACGCTTCTTTGATGGATTCATCAATTTTAAAATCAAATTTAAGATTCTTTTTCGCCATCTGAATCACTCTCCTTTTGAAGTGTGATTTCGTAGTGATGAAGACGTACTTTAGAGTAAACAGGTCTCACATTTTCAGGTGAATACACGCCTTTTAAAACGGCATTCCCTTGTAAATCTTGAATATCTTTTATCTTTGCATCACTAGGGATTTGTTGGTCAGGACCTAAAAACAAAATGTTTTCAGTGATGAAGTCCACTCCGTACTGATCAACAGAAGCTCTTCGCTTAATCTGATCAGCACGACAGGGAACATTTCCAATAGGTAACTCGCCATAAATAGGCTTACCATACTCGGTTTCACCTATCTTCTGACCAGTTAAAACAATTGTGCAACGATGACTAAAAATCCGTTCGAACCTCATACATCGTACCCACTTGAAGGACCTGAAATGGAAAAGAATGAAATACCTGTTGGGATGTCCTGTTTAAGAGACTGCAGTATCAAATCCAACTCTTTAATGCCTGTCCGCGTGCCTTCATACTCCCTCTCTTTGATGGAGTCCACTGTTTGAACATCCCTCATTGTGTAAGAGTAGGAACCTATCTTTTCTGTTTCGATAGGACTTAATGAGCTTTCTTTAATATCAGGGTTATCCTGGTACCACAAGTACTCAACAAGCAATACGGTAGCTGTGCGAAGGTCAGCTAGTAAATCCTCGTCTGTTTCATCTTTAAACTTCCGCTGAGCCTCTCTATGAATCCAAGAAGTAGCACGGTCAATGTAACCTTGTACTTTAGGAGGAGGAAGAATTGTAATTTCATTAAATGAAACTCGTTCCTTCACCTCTAATACAGTCGCATAAGGCATATTATTCCACCTCTACAATAAAACCTGCTTCAATCCGCTTTAAAAGCTCGTGAGAAGGATTCTTTGGCAACTCCTTCTCTTGATCTCCAGCCAATGAAAAAGACCCTTCACTATAAATCTCAGCGAACTGAGTAGCAGGGTCTTTCAATTTATATTTTTTCTTTTTAGCAGCAGCCATACTAGCCCTCCTTATGCTCTAGCTTGATCAAGATTGATAATCAGACGTGCATTTGGATCAAATGGGATGTAATCAGATGTTACAGTCGCGTATGAACCTTCAATTTGCGTCTTAACATTGCGGTCATTTTCAACAGAAAAGCCTTTATATTGATATTCAGCTAACGCTAGGTTTGTATCCACTAGCATAATGCGGTTATCTGGCATTTCTTCTGTAACAAACGGAACATTGTTGATTACGTTTGGTAATTCTCCTCTTTTCAATTCGTTCAAGAAAAGAAGATTTCCATTCGCTTCTTTTTGAGTGGCCCATTGTTCTGCTGTTTTTAAGTTCATCAGTACACGATTATAAGAGAATCCGTATTTTTGAGCAGCATATTGTTGTGCATACCAGATATCAGTAAGGCTCCAGTCGTTTGCTGTTTTAACACCTAAAGTTGGTGCTGCATCTGTACCATCTTTGAAATAACCATTCAACAAACGCTGAATAGCTAATTTCTCATCTGTACGCCCCATTTGCATGCCACGTTTTCGCAAGTGAAGAGCTAACATATCAATGTTCATTGACTTTGCTTCATCCGTGATTTCAATACCACCACCACGCTTATAAACAAAGATAGTGTGATCAGTATCTAATTTGATTGTTACAACTGGAATTGGTGCGCCTTGACCTACGAAGCTTAAATCAAGATCATCATTATCCTTGTTTTCCAAGTTGTAATATTGGTAGCTCATTTGGTCCATTGTAATGGTCTTAGCAATTAACTGATTAGCACGACCTGCCGCTAAGTATCCTTCACGGAATCCATCCTCTAATACAGCATTAAATAAAGGCTTTGTATTGTTATTTTCATAAAGAGCACGTACTTGTTGAGAGCCAATATCTTGAATGCCTAATGCACGAATAGCATCTTTAAGCGTTACACCCTGAGAAGCAAGGTAAGAACGGAAAGTAGCTGAGCTATTCTTGCTAAGTAAATCCTCAGCTTGACCAGCAATACGGCCGTCTTTTTGAGCTGAATCTCTCATTGCTGAAGTTAATTCAGAACCGTTCTTTAATTCGATGATTTCCCCACGACTATTTTTAATTTTGCCTGTAAATTTCATGCTTTCCCCTCCATTAAGGCAGTAGAACTTCTACTGTTTTTTTGCTTGTATTAACTAAGGCTACGTATGAACCGTTAGCGGCACTTGCCTTTTTCACACCGCCACTTGCATTGACCACGACTGAATCACCAACAGCAATTGTGCCTGTGTATGGAAATTCATTGTTTCGAGAATACCCATATGCATGAACACCTAATGGAGCATCAGGATCACTCACGCCATGCTTGGCCACTAATTGAATAGCATCACCATCAGCACATCTAACTGCATGATATGCGCCTGTAGTTGCTAGTTTCATTGGTGTTCCGGCTTTAATTGGAGCCACATTCGTAGCATCCTGCGCAAAAACAGTGAGGGATAATCCATAATTATCTGGTAAAATTCCGCCTCTTTTATTCAACATTACTTGTCATCTCCTTTATATGATTCTGAAACAATGATGTCGTCCTCTTCGTTGCCTCCACCTTGACCACGGTTAGGATCATCCGGATTTGTTTGACGACCTCCTGTGAAACGCTCGCCTGCCATCCCTTTATAAGCGTTAATTTCCTCTTTGATATAGTCAAGATCAGCAGAACGAACAAGCATGTTTTTATAAGACTCTGCATTGAATTTGTCGCCTTGAGCGCGAGTACGAGCTGCAACAGCTTGCTCAATTAAATCTGCTGCATATTGACGACCTTGGTCAGCCTCTGCCTTCAATTGCTTAACGCCTTCTACGGTGGCTTGTTCTCCCAACTCATTGCGTATTGCCATATCATCTGGCTGGCGAAACTTCTCACCTTCACCTTGCAAAATTTCATAAACACGTGATTTTTCAATCTCATTCTTTTGAAGAGCTGTACGAATTTGTTCAATTAAGTTCATGTTTTTGTTATCCTCCCTTTTAGGCATAAAAAAAGCAGCGCCATCCTTTCTCTCAAAACGAGTTTGGAAGCGTTGCTCTAATTGCGCTATTTTACTTTCAGGTAGTTCGCCTTGTTGGACATAAGCCCTTGCTTTTTCAATGTATGCACCAGGACAAGAACCTTTATATACCGTTGATACTTCACGTAAACGGGCATCTACTACCCAGAAGAAGACACGATTTCCTTCTTCGTCAAGATCACCTGGCCAGTATGGTGTATCCATAAAATCTTTTCCATCGACACTACAACGGTACCACATATCATTACCGCCAAAGCCAACAGACATATCACGGATAATACCGCCTTGAATAGCTCGTATCGTATTGTCAGTGGATTCACCGTTTAACATAAGACCACGCATGATATACCACTCACCACGTACAGCATTTGTGCCGTTAATATCGTCCTGAATCAATTCTCCGTTATAGGAACGTCCATAAGGACTTGTGTAAATGTCATGATTACCAAGTAAGCTTACGCCTCCTCGTAAATCATCAGCATAGTTACGAAGAGTTGTGTTTGGATCCATTCTCGTAAAATAAGAATCCAGTCTGTCATTTGAACAAACTCCCGGAAAAGCAAACACATCTTCTTCCGTAACATCTTGCATCGTATGACGATTGATTGCTGCAATATCTACAGGACGTTTCTCATCCACTTGCAAGCGCACTGGCAAATGTAAAGTTGCTCCCATTTTCTATTCACCTCCCTCCAATAAATGCTCTTCACCTTCAAGGATACGTTTATACCAACACCGGCAGTTAATAACGTTGTCTGCTGAAGCACCTAATGAACTGTCGCCTGGAAACATCAGAGGTTCAAGCTGACCTTCTGCATTTTCAACGTAGAAAGGCTCATCCAATGTTTTCACCTGTCCATCTGCTTCTCTATGACCGTCCCTTGTACGATCTTGTTGAGCAGAACGCCATATCTTGCCGATGACCATACCTGATTGTTTATCAGAATGCCATTGACCAGTACGAGCAGCTCCTACCATTTCAGTGCGAGCAATTGTCCTTGCTCTACCTTTTGAGAAAGCAAAGTCTTCTCGTAATGCATTAGCCGCCTTAGTCACGCTGTACTGCCCTTCAAAAGCAACATCCCACAATGCCATGATTACATGTTCATCAGTCACTCCTTGAATTAATTCAGCCGATCTTCGAGAACGATCAGACAAGGAACGTAAGAAATTATCAGCTGTATCATCAAATACAAGGTCTGTATCGATTTCCATAATGTTGTACATTCCTGCTATCTTGGCTGATTGCTCTATCCAATCAAAGCCTGCTACATCCCACAATTCAAGCTGCTCGCCTTCATCTGTTAAGATGTTTGACTTAATCCAATCAATAAACGATTTAGGAATGTCTGAGAGGTCTTTTCGATTATTAGAATACATAAACCTATGGATATCCACTAACACACGCGTAGGAGGCGTTTCAGCTTCCTCAAGTCTACTGATATATGTTTCTACTTGATTCTGTAACAAGTTATAGAAATCATCAGCTGCTTTTGTGGTTAGGATAGCCACTTCAGGTACCCAATCACCTTGCATTTCTTTTACATACTCGTCTTCAGCATCATCAGCCCGTGTTTTTGGTTGACGCTTGACTTGCACGCGTCTTGACCGTGCAATAGCTGGTGATGCTGAAATAGGCGCTTGGGGTTCAGCAACTGCATCATGACCAACTACCTCATTGGCAGCCTCATTGTTATCAACCCATCCTTGATTCACCCTTGTAATCCATGTATTTGTTTCAATTTGTTCAGCTTGGGCATCTTGGAAACGATCTGTTGTACGTAGCTTATTAAAGGTTAAACGAGCTTTACTCTGTCTACCTTGTACTTGCAATGCAACATTATAAGCACGCTCTATAAGACGCTTAACGCCTCGCTGAATGCTTTCAATACCTGCAACATATATTTGCCATTGCACAGTACCGTGGCTCTCAGTGCTCCCTTCATTTCGTCCTAAAAGAATGGGTAATTGTTTAAGAGCAGTAACAAGTTGCTGATTAATGATATTAATAAGGGCTGTAGCGTCCATTGATTTACCAGCGGTACCCCCAACCATTTCAACCTTCACAAAATCAGGATGAAAAAAATTGTCATCAGCCTTCATTTGGCTGAATTGCTTTTGAATAGACTGAACGAATGTATTCGCATATTCAGCAATAGCTTGTGTGCCCTTTACCTTAATCTCTTGAGGAATGTTTTTTATAATAGCTTCCTCAGCAATTGATACATCTAGGCGTGCATGCCCTTGGTTATGAGCAACTGCCTTTAAATCCTTCAGTACTTCTACCTGAAAGAAGACAATCTGCAAGATCGGTAGTATAGGAGACCTTCCATAAGGGTCACCAATCTCGCAATCGAAAGGCAGGTAAAAAACTTGCTCTCGGTTTAGCACCTTATATGTACCATCCGATTGCTTCTGCACCAATTGGACTTCACCAGTTTCTTTATCCTTTCGGAAATCTACGGTGCTAGGATCTACCGCATGAAAGTCCACAACATCATTCAAACCCTCATTCAATTCAACCTCTAAGCAAATGGCTCCTTGTGTAAACCCTGTAAGGTTCAATACATTAATCAATTGATCCATGCCACCACCATATAGAGCACCAACACGTTTTGCAAGACCATTAATATAATCTAGCCCTTGCTTATCATCGGAGCCTGTAAGTTTTTGACATTCAAGTTCATGACCATTATTAGATAAGCGAAGAAAGTTCCATATAGCCATTGAAGCGTCCGGGTTTAAGTCACGAATAATTTTAAGACTCTCCATGACATCCTTATTGCGGAACTCATTGCGGTTAATCATAATGCCTTCATACCACGAAAACTGCTTCTCCCACTTCTCATGCGTTTGTCTACCACTTTCTAAGCGACTGTTGATTGAGTGACTAAGATTACGAGTAAACTTCTTGAACTGCCTTTCAGCGCGCCATGCTTTAAATCCATCGAGTAATCCCATTAATTCTCACCTCCATTCATTGAAAAGCCTGTGATGAACGAATTCAATACATATTTAGGAGCTGGCATGTATTTACGTAATTGAATGCCAATTGCAAATGCCATGACTAAATCATCATGACAACCTCCTTGCGCTTCTTCCTTACCTTTATCATTCACAATGAAGGTAAAACACTCACCAAGTAAACGAGTGCTATTTAAGGTCATTAATCCCTCTCTCATAATGGTCCTTAATTCAGACATCATGATAGGGCGTGTTTTAGGAGTAGTTGGCCATCCTGGCTCTTTCTTTTCCTCACCTGTTTTTGAATCATAGTCAACGTGATAATAAAGGTTATCGTAGGCAACTTGATTAATAAGTGTATTAAGAACACTGTGACCGTGGTTATTACGTTCAGGTCCTATCATTGCCGTATTATAATGCCAGCCAAGGACAGCTAGTTTCTTGCCGAAAACGTCCGGATCCCAATGCCCGTGTAACTCAGCAACTTGCTCTCCACTTGACCACTCAAATACATGAGCAGCAGAGAAGTCACCGTTCGATTTCCCTTCAGATACGTCACATGCAATCAAATAACGCTCGTTAGGATCCGGCTCTTTCCAAATCCATAGCTCGCCTTCATCCTGTTCAACAATGGAATGATTCATGTTATCGACGTAATCAATGTAGTGAGTCTTATAAGGCTTCTGCTTGGCAACCTCAATCATTTGCTTTAAATCCTTGAGATTGAATACTGGACGACCTGAGCTTAAGAAACAGCTTTGGTCATCTTCTGGATACTCCTGAAGGAAGTGTTCTTCTTTAGACATGCCATCCTTTTCAGGCATTTCGGATATCTTCCAACGACGCCATTTCACTTGTTCAAGTGTCAAACCGTAGAGCTCAATGACACGCTGCTCTGCTTTGGTAGGATTGAACTCTTCACCTTCTAAAGATAGCTGATAGTCTGGATGATCAAACCATCGATAGAATTTCGGCTTCCAATCAACCACGCCCTGCTTTGCCTCTTGATAAGTACGATAGAAATAGTTCCCTACACCATTTGCTGTGGTTTCAAGAACAATACGGCCATCTCGAGGAACAGCTTGGAGCAACCCTGTCATTAACGTTTCAGGATCAGGCCAGAAGGCGACCTCTGAACAGTGAAGGTTATGAATGGTATCACCACGTCCAAAGTCTGTACTTCCAGCGGTACCAACTGTAATACGGCTGTTGAGAGCTTCAAAATAGAATTCTTTTCGGTTACCGTATTTCGGCTTTGTTTTGCCATTGTTCAGCTGCATCTTCTTTGCTTCAGGTAGATTGTTGTACATGAATTGAACAGCATTAAACAGCTTCTTGGTACTCTCTGAATCATGGGCAATAATAACAGTGGTTGTATTTGGATTGTTAATTGTATCGTCAAAGAACTCGGACAAGATCAACGTAGAGAATCCTAATTGACGCGGTTTTAAGATAATGTCACGGTTTGTCCGTTCCTCCCAGTAAATAGACTGGATAGGATTGAATTTCAAGTTCACGACATTCTTATCTTTAGTACGAATAAAAATCCTTTTCTGAATGCGCGTCTTGGCATCCTCTGGCTTCTGGTCATTACGTTTAGCAAAGCCTGTTGCTTGCTCACGTAA